ACTTGTCTCTGGCTAGGTAGCGATCAAACTCTTTTTTATTCATCTGTTTCTTGGTAACTAAACCCTATGGAAAACTCTGGCTCATCATCTGGGGCAAGCTCAGAATCTACACCAAGCGTGCTGTGCTTATCAGGCTCAGTAGGGCAGGTGTGATCTAGCTTCCATTCTCTCCATAGCGCCGTTGCTTTTATACTGTTTGCGCCAAACTGTGCACCACAAGCACAGGTAGCACTAACGCTGGGTAACACCCGAAGTCCTATAGGTAAGCTCTACCAGCTTGGCTTGAGTTTGAACGCTCATCTGCGAAAGCTCTAACTGCTTTAGCTTTATTTTGACGCGGTTGTATTCGGCTTTAGTCACAGCGTGATCGAGAGATTCCTGCTCAGTAATTATCGTGACCTTGGCATTCCGTTCGCCTATAGATCCATCTGCATTTAGGTAAGCGATAGCCTCTGCCTTGTCCATAGCCAGCTCAGCACGAAGCATCTTTAGCTCAGAGTGATACAGAACTTCAACGCCTCTTGCGGCGTTTTCGCGGATCTCTATTAGCTCATTGATAATCTGGTCTGGCGTGATTATCTTCATCTTGCCCTTCTATGTTGTTATACAAGCGCCAGAGAATCCTCTTGTTGTCTAGCTCTACCGAACGACTATCTTGCCCGTTAGCCCTTAACCAGAGAATTAGCTCTGACACTTGCATCATTGCTGCGATAAGTATTTGTCTATTTGGGTTCTCCATCAAGCTGGGTAGCCAGATCCTTTATCTTGTTCAGAGTTTGCTTGTCTGCTCCGCTGCTCTGTGCCTTGAGATACATCTCTCGAAGCTCATCTACTGACTTGCCTTCGAGTGTCTCGCTAGCCCCAAGCTCATAACTAAATGTGTCGGGGTCAGGCTCGTCGGTTGGTAGAGCAAGCAGTTGGATCAGAAAGGTTCTTAGCGCTACGCTCATAGCTTTAGCTGTTGCCTTATCGCCACTATCGAAAGCTTCCGAAGCTACTATCCCAGTAACGCCTTCCCCTTCGATCCCCATAATGGTATAAGCCACAGTTAGGCGAACTACATTGAGCGCTCCACCGTTCTTTGCTAGCACGGTTTCGGCTTCCTTTTCTACTATCTCTGGGACAATAAATCCGCCGTGCTTCCTGATCGATGGTCCAACTGCATTTAGAACTGCATCAATGCCTCTAAAGTTGAACCCTTGTGCTGTATTTTTATTGAGCTTAGCGACACCCTGAACATCCTGCATCACCGCTACAATTATCTCTCTTGCGTTAGCCATTTTTTACTCCTCGTTTGTTGACTAGAAACGGTGGGTTGCCGCCTCTGCCAGATTGTCTGGTAACGATTACTCTATCGCCTATTGCCCCAGATTTTGCTTTCCCCATGCGATCTAGCACTTGGCTTTTTATCTGGTTGATCTCACCTTGAGCGAACTCAAAATCCGAAAGCGTTTCAAGGTATTGCTCACCCATCTCTGCGAGATCTATAACGCTATCCTCGATGTTGGGATTCATCTTTCTTATCACCTCATAGGTTGCCTCAGCGCCATCAAAATCTGGCTTAGTATCCTCTAGCAAGTGCTTTCTAAATAGGTTGACCCTAGCTAAATTGGCATCTTGCTCAAAGCTATCCGCTGTAATCCGTTGCTCTATGTATTCTCTGCCACCTATTAGCGCTGCGATCCACGCCTCTTTTGCTCCAAAGACTTGTAGATACCATTGGACTTGCGCCATGTAACTTAGCGGAACTTTTAGCTCACCCGTGTAGGGATCTACCCAATCGTCTTTGTAAGAAGCTGTCTTGATCTCTAGCACCCCATACTCACCTGATTCGGTTAGATACAAAGCATCAGGATTTGCGATCTGCCAGTCTCGCTCTGAGTGCTTCCACATTCCTACATCTTTGAGCATCGTTAGCTCTGGGTGCTCATCTTCGAACTTCTGGATGACTACAGGCTCTAAGCGGTTACCCCACTCCATAGCTGCATTCTCTGTGCGATCCTTTTCGACCTTTCCCGTTTTCACAGCCCATAGAGACATCGGGCTTTCCCAGCGAGAGTAGCCACAGATAATCCCAACATGAGATCCACCTATGCCCTTTGCGCGGATCTCATGCCAGTTAGCGTTTCGCTCATTGCTCTTAGAGATCTGCACCGCGCTGTTTATTGTTTCGGGAATTGCATTAGTCCGCGTTTTGCGAACCTTTTGTGCTACAGTTACATCAACCAAGTGATACTCCTCATTCGTTTGGTGAGATCGCCTCTAGCCAAAAGCTAGGGGCTTTCTCTTTGCTTAGACTATCCATAGTGTCCGACATTTTATAGGCGGTTGAACACTTCTTTTATAGCTGCCCTAAATCCCTTTTCTTTAGCAAGGATTTTATAGAGCTTTAGCTGATCCGTAAGCTCCTGAAGCTCTTGGTTTAGGTCGGGGATCTCGAACTCATCATCTGCGATTACAGCGATCCCGTCAATCTTTGCCATCAGAGCATCGACACCTAGTTCCCGATCATCTGCCCACTCTTGAATTATGACCTTGATGCGGTGTCTCTCTCGCTCAGCCGTTTCCATTTTTACTACTTTCAAGAATCGTTAGCTGGCTTTCTATTTTTAGAAGTGCTTTCTCAATAGCCGCTGGCTTTAGCCCCCTCTTTTCGGAAGGACTCATAGCCGCTATTGATTTTCTGATCTGATCTATAGTCTCTTGTCTCTGATCTTGCATTGTGTCTCCAATTATTATTCGCTGTTTTATGTAATCAGGTGCATCGTAGATACCCACGATTAGTTAACCATTAGCTTTGCTTCGTAAACCGAATTGATCGCTAACTCTACCGAAGCCATTGATTTAATAATTTCGCTAGGGTTATTGCTACTCATTGATAGCGCTTTGATTCGCTTTAGCTCCTCAGACAATAAAGCCAAGATAAAGCTTTTCGGATAGGGGGCATTAGCATCAACCAGATACGCTTCTAGATCAGATAGATAGACAAACTCACCTATCTCATTAGTGCAAGCTATCTCTTTGCAGATCGCTAAAATACGCAACTGCTCATCTTTGACACCATCGGCGTAGAATAAAGCCATAGCGGTGTTTTTTATCTCTCCCATGTTATCCCCTTAGATAATAGGCGGTTCGCCCCCTAAGTTATCGTGAAGTCTTTCTAAGGCGCGCTTGATTCTTTTCTCTGCGCCTCTATCCGATAACCCAAGCAACTCTCCAATCTCGCTTTGAGATAATTCAAGCCTATACCTAATTTCGAGCAGCGATCTATCTTCTTTTGATAGCGAATAAAACGCAGAGCGCACATCTGTAACCAGCGTGATCGCCACATTTGTGTCTTGGGGCAACCTAGCGTGGCTATCGGATTCAGGAATGATCTCCCACAGATAAGGAATTATGTTTATGAGCTGATTCATCGTGTAGTAATTGTCAGATTCGATAGGTCTGATCGAGTGCTTTTGTGTCTCTCTGGCACAATACTTTGCCGCTTCACGCTTGAGCGTTACATAGAGCTTGCCTTCACCCTTAGGGTCGGTTCGCCACTCGTCAATAATCTTGTAATGCTGATAAGCCCAGAGCATAAGCTCACTATTTAGATCATCAAGTTCGATCTTCTTCCAGCGGTTGCTGAAGTATCTGGCTATCGCCCGAATTATCCTAAACTCATCAGTCGTTAGGTTCATTTATCTTCCGCGATTCAGGTAGATTGAGCGGCCAGAATCGTGGAGATAGTGTTTCTATAGGGGCTTCGGTAGTCATAGTTCCACACCAGACGTGAGGGGCAGAGACAAGCCCAGCAGATTGACTAAAAAAGTCTGACCTATCGCAGAGTGCTCCACCTTGTAGCCAATGCGTTTGCCCCACTAGCTGTTGGTATCGAGCGTGGTGGTAATGCCCAGTAAATAGAAGATCGCTATCGCCAATAGGATCTCTAGCGGCAGACATGCTCTTGAACCAAGAGAGTATTCGCCCCTCAACACCAGTTCCACCCCTAGCTATGTGACCGTGTGTTAGTCCAACTATCCACCCAAGTATTTCAACAGTTAGGGATAGCCTGTTTCGCTGTGGGAAACTCCATGTGATCGCGTGATCTGGCTCTGCAAAGGTTAGAGCTTCAGCGACTTGCTCAACAACCGCAACATCATCGTTGTCATTTAGCGTTGTAAAGGCTTTGCCATTAGCGCGGTTCTCACCGTGATTTCCTGGGACTACAGCAACATGAATCGGTAGCCCTATCTTGCTAATCTCTACTAGGTATTCAAGCAGCAGTCGGCGCACTATCTTTACTTGGTCGCGGCGGTCCAGCTGAACGCTAAAAGTCTGCATCTCATACCAGCCATTTATGCCTTCGACTAGATCCCCAGTTATAGGAATAAAGATTAGATCGACGGGCTTACCTAGCTTCTTCATAGCCGCGATGTCTTGTTTGGCAAAGCTAGCAAGCTGCATAACTTTCTCAACCATGCCTTGAACGCCTTCGCCATCTGATTGACCAGCTTGCAAATCGGTGATCTGCTGGAAGTAAGCTCGTTCGGGGTCGGCAGTTTTGATCTTACCTTTTGTAATGCTGAGCTTCTTTGCAGCAACAATTAGCTCATCGAGATCTACGCCCGTTCCAACATCCAAGCGCTTGATCTTAGCTTTGAAATAGTAGAGCCTCTTGGTGCCGCCCTCACCATCTCCTGTGTCCCACGCACGAACTTCTATCGGGTAGCGCTCGTCAACATTGAACTTGGTTTTGTCGAAACTTTCTGGAAGTAGGTTGTCTAGGAGATCTCCCCAATCCTCTGGTTCATCTGCTAAGGGATCAGTAATCAGGAATCCACCTGTGCTATGAAGCTCAAGTCTTGGTTCCCAACCAGCAGGATGCCCAGCTTGACGGTCACGGCGAACTTCTACTGCTCCACCGCTCACACCTATTGCAAGTAAATCTTCTAAATTAGCCATGTTTGGAGGCTAGCACGAAAACAGGAAAAGCCCCGCCATTTCTGACGAGGCTTCCTGCTCACTAACTTGGGAGAGAGTGACCTAATGATCCAATTTGGATCTGATAAAAGACTATACCCGTCAGCCGTGCTGTCAAATGCAAAAAAAAGAACCCCACAAGAGACTAATCAAAGTCTTTCGTGAGGTTCTTTGTTTGGCTACGCTTTAGATTTAGCCACTATCGAGGTCAGTATAGATAGCAAGGCTGCACCACCTGCAAGGCTTAGCAGCCCTAGATAATCGATGGCAAATAGTCCAGCACTACCAACGCCTAATGACGCGATAGCTGCTTGAGCAAAAGTCTTGATCGCTCTTTCGCCAGCGTATCGCCAAAATTCTAAGGTAAAGATCTTCATGGTTCAATGTCCTGTCTGTTTCGTTTTACATCTTCGATTGTAGCGCTAGCCGTATAAGCCGTTGCAATTATGCTTAAGAGTGCAACCCCACCTATAACCAGTTGGTTGCTCACGCCCGTATCAAAGAAGAAGGTTATCGCGCCGAAGACTATCATGGCAACCGCTAAGCGATAAGAACCATAGATAAGCCTTCGCCTAAACTTCCAGCTATCAGCGCTTGAGCTTGGTGTTGCTCCTAGAAAGAAAAGCCCATCTAGAACTGAGACACAAGCTTTTTTTATAGTGGCTTTTTGCAGCATTTGCACACCTCTGGCTTGATCATGTTGTCGATAAATTCTTCGGGGTCATAAACAGTTCCATAGAACACGCCTTTTATCTCAGGCGAAATCGTCAAGTGACAATGCACTCCACTACTAGCTGACCCAGTATTGCCCATTCTTCCAACGGGATCTCCGAACTCCTTCTTTGACCCAACT